CGAGATATCGTCACCGGGCCGCCCGGAGGTTGGGCGGGTCCGATCACCTGGATAAGTCCAAGCTTTATTCTAGCCGGCTCTTACAGCGGCACCATAACTGTAGGGATTTTATCGGAAGTACCTGCGGGTGGCGCAGGTGGTATCAAAGGCGGCGCGTACAGTGGCACCGTGAACCTAATCGGCGTTACGGCCGGAAACACACTCCCTTATTTCGGAGTTGTGGCGAAGCCTTGGGTGATCGCGGGCGGAACATTCACTGGCACGGTCACGCGCAACGTCAGTGACTCAAATAAAATCTACAATACTGCGATCACAGGTGGGACGTATTCCCCGGCTGCAACATGCGCACTAGGGGCTGGCAACATCCTCGATGATACGAATCTGCCAGCAGACCCGGGCTTTGCGGTGGGCGGAGGCACCTTTTCACCAGTCATTCATTTGACTGGTGTTCCCCAGCCCTAGATACCCTAACATAGACTGGCCCTATGACAGCATAGGACCAACCACTCACATACAACTAGTGGCAATCGGCAGCGATGTGCCACACTGGATCGGCGGTCATCAGCGAGCACAACTCACAGGACAATTCGGTGGACCCAACAGCACAGGAGCCGGAGGCTCTGGTGGTGGAATCGGGAGAGTTTAGCCGTGGGGCTAACGGCCGATTCATAGCAGGCAAGAGTGGCAATCCGCTCGGCCGTCCCCCTACTGCCCGGTATAACATCCAGTCTCTCCAGCAAGAGATTGAGTTCAAGATCCGGCGCAAGTTCACGGTAGAGACTATCGTCTCTGTCATCCAGAAGACATTTGAAGCAGCTCTGGGTAGCGGGAAGGAAGCTACGCAGAACCGCAAGCTGATATTCGACTACTTCCTCTCCAAGCCCAAAGAGGCTGTCGCACAAGAGGCGGAGTCGGGTAGTAGCGTAACGATTAAGATTGAGAACGCGACGTTCAAAGCAACACACGAGCCCAAGGTAATCGAGGGCGAAGTAACAGAGGTACATTAGAATGGCTAAGGGCATGCATGACCGCGAGCTGTCCGTCTCGATGTCCGACTCGACTGGTCGGCATTGTCAGTGGACGATTCGCGACCAATACGAAGGTGGGAATATCTCTGGGCACGACCCGGAGGTTGACCTTTACAAAGTTCCAGATTTCCAGGGCATGAGCGGGCAGGCTAACAACCAGTCCACGGATCGTCCTAAGGGTTCGACCTAATGACTTTCAATTCACGTCAGTTTGAGGAGATCTACGGCCTCGTTGAGGTTTCCGTGTCTCCCTCGTTCACTCCTGGTGCTGTCGGTAACAACGCAGTTGCTGGCTCTACCCAGGCGTGCGTTATCAACGGCACTACGACTGCTTCGCAGGCAGTTCTTGGTGATATCGTTGATGTAGTGGCTCCTGCTTCGGCAGCTCTTAATGGTCTACTGGTTGAGGCGGCCCCTACCGCTACCCCCGGCACGCTGACCTTCAGCTTCACCAACACTACGGGCGGCTCTATCACCCCGATTGCTGCGGTGTACAAGGTCATTATCCGGCGAGTTCGCCCCGATATCAACTTCTAACATGGGTACGTACTCAGACGAGAGTCCAGATGCGAGCGTAGGCGAGAGACTCGCTAGCTCCATCAAGAAGACTGTGCAGGGTCTGGCTAACGTGGCGGCTCCCAAGTCGATCACGCAGATCAAGTCCCGCGAGGGAGCTAATGAGGCGTCCGCTGCTGGCGACGATACTACTGCAAGCAACGCAGGAGCGCAAGCCCAGTCATCCGACAATTGGAACAAGTACTAGCCTCCCGGTGACGAATGGAGAGAGTCCTTCGGGTAGCGCTGCATCCGGCGCAGCAGGCTATATACAATTCGCCAAAGCGCTTCCGCATATGCGCAGCAGGCAGACGGTTCGGCAAGACAATGCTGGCCGCGTACCTGCTCGGTATAGAGGCGCTCAAAGAGGTCAATGAGCGGGGCTACAAGCTAACGCCAGAGCACGGCGTCTACTACGTAGCCCCTACTTTTGACCAAGCCAAGCGTATCATGTGGAGACGGCTCCGCCTGATCCTCGGCTTCGAGAAGCAGGGCGGCTTCATCCGTGGCGAGAACATCAACGACGGATACTTCGAGCTTATCCCCACCGGCACCAATACCATGGGGAGACGCATCTACATCAAGGGTGCGGACAACGAGGATGCGCTACGCGGCGAGGGCTACAGCTTCGTAGTGCTGGACGAATATGCCGACATGAAGTCAAACGTGTGGAGCGAGATCATACGCCCCGCACTGATGGATGTCAAGGGCGGAGCCCTGTTCATAGGAACCCCCAAAGGCAAGAACCATTTCTACCGTCTCTTTGTCGGGGCGCTGGAGGGGGCCAAGGGGTTCGACGACTGGGAAGCCTTCCACTTTATCTCTCGTGATAATCCATACCTGGATGAGACGGAGATATTGGACATCACCAACGATCCCAATATGACCCGAGAAGTCGTACGGCAGGAGATCGAGGCGGACTTCGTCAGCGGGGAAGGTAAGATCCTCAACCCGGCCAACTTCAAGATTCTTCCAGTAGCTCCCTCATTCGGCTCTCTGTTCATCACTTGTGACTTGGCGGGCTTTACTACCTCCAACCAGGGCAAGAGGGTGGTACGCAGTGATGAGAGCGTCATCTGCATCACCAGCGTGGTGGAGGACGAGTGGACAGTACTGGATGTGCAGCACGGCCACTGGGGAGTGCGGGAGACGGCTCAGAACATCGTCCTTGCTACCCGAGCCTACCCAGGCTGCCGCCTTGGCATCGAGCAGGGCATCCTGCTGAATGCCGTAGGCCCGTACCTGGAGGAGTACCAGCGCACCTTCGGGCGCTATGTCACTCCAGAGCCCCTGCACCACAACAACCAGCGCAAGTACGACCGGATCATGTGGGCTCTCCAGGCCCGCGCACAGCGGAAGAAGATTTCCCTTGTGGAGGGCACCTGGAACGACTACCTGCTGGATCAGATTATAGATTTCCCAGACCCGCTAGCGCACGATGACGCAATTGATGCGCTGGCATACGTAGACCAAATGTCAGTTGCTAACTTCGTTGATACCTCCGATGTTGAGGAGTGGTCCGAGGTGGACCTGTACATACACTAGGACACCGCATGAGCGTGATGCCGACCAGGGGCCAGTCGATTCTCGTAGAGACGCCTGAGTCTCTCGATACGACTAGCCGAAAGCCGGAACAAAGCGACGCAGCAATGCTCTGCGGCTGGATTACGCAGAAAGTGAACATCTGGGAGGATGTTCGCAATCGCGGGTATCAGCGGCTGTGGGGCGAGTACTGGCGCATGTGGCGCGGCAAGTGGAACGAGGCGGATATGAATCGCCTGTCCGAGCGCTCCAAGCTGGTGGCTCCCGCCCTGGCCCAGTCCATCGAGCAGACCGTCAGCGAGATTGAGGAGGCTATCTTCTCTCGCAAGGAATGGTTTGACGTTGGCGAGAAGGACAAGCTTGCAGATGAGCTGATGGCACTCCTGGTGCGCGATCAGCTGATTGATGATTTGGATAAGGTCAACGCTAAAGATCAGATCATGGAGGCCATCACCAACGGTGCCCTCTTTGGAACTATGATCGCGAAGATCAATGTTTTCGTCGGGCACGACCAGACACTCACACGCGACACTAAATCATTCCAATTAAAATCTAATAATAAGAAACGTGTCTTCGTTTCGGTTGAGTCAGTGCGGCCCGACGAGTTTGTACCAGATCCGGTAGGCAAGGACATTCAGCAGATGGAAGGGTGTGCGCAGCGCATCCAACGCACCATGCACTACGTCCTTGAGCGGATCGAGCAGGGGGTATACCGCAAGGATGCTCTCACCCAGATCTTCCCTACGCGCCGCCTGAAGAACTCCGATATTGACCAGGAAGACCCGCAGTCGATCAATACTACGTATGAGAGCGGGCAGGTCGATCTCATAGAGTACCATGGCAAGGTGCCACTGCGCTTCCTGACCGCCCTGGGCAAGAAGGCAGCTAAGTCTGCCATTGACCGCGCCCTAGAAACTGGCGCTAGCCGAATCGAGACGGAAGACTACAACGGTGATGGACCTTTTGTGGAGGCTATCGTCACTGTCGCAAATAACGGTGTTCTTCTTCGCGCTATGGTTAACCCATTCACGATGCAAGATCGCTCGATTGTGGCAACTCAGTTTGAGAAGGTTCCCGGTCG